GTTGATCGCCGACGGCCTGGCCCGCGCCGGCGTGGTGCCGGGGGTGCGCCATGGCTGAGTGCAAACACTGGCGCCATAGTCGCACCCTCTGGGTCAACGCTGGCGCCGCCGGCCTGATGGCCCTGGAGGCCGGCACCGGCCTGCTGCAGCCGCACCTGCCGGTCAATTTCTACACCGCCGTGGCCGTGACCCTGCCGATCGTCAACGCCATGCTGCGGGTCATCACCACCCAGGGGGTGCGCGCATGATCCACGTCCTGATGGGCTGGTTTGACAGGCTGTTTGGCACTGGTCGGCTGTGGGTGCCTAGCTGTTTTCACCTGGTGCAATGGCCGCAGGTACGCCCCGGCAAGACCGGCATAGCCGCGGCTCGGCGCCAGGCGCGCAAGCAGCGCAACCAGCGCAACCAGCGGAGGGCGCGCCGTGCTGGTTAACCCATTGCCGTCCAGCCTGACCCTCGGCCTGTTGGCCTGCCTGGTGTGTGGCGCGGCCGGCGCTGGCATCGGCTATGGCTTCGGCTATCGGTTCGCCGCCGCCTTAGGTGATTCGGCGCTCAAGGATCTGCAAGCCGCGCACGCGACACAGGCGGACAAGGTCTCGCGGGAAAACAGCGCCCTGCTGTGGCGCGAGGTTCTGCGGGCCAATGCGGCCGAGGCCCAGTTATTGGCCGATCAGCAGGCCAATTCCGGCGACCCCCACGGCATCGAGGAGCGAATTCCCTATGTTGTCACCCAGTACCGCCCGGCACCGGCTGCTGCGCCTGAGCCTATTCCTCATTGCGTGTTCACTGTTGGCTGGCTGCGCGACTACAACACCGCCCTCGGTGTGCCCGACGCCGCTGTCGGCCCCGTTACCGGCCTTGGTGGCACAACCCCCTGGGCCGCCGCCCGCACTGACGCCGAATTATTGGAAAGCGGCGTCAGCCCCGCCGACATCCTCGCCCACGCTCGAGACTACGGCCGCTGGGCCCGCAACCTCGCCAGCCAAGTGACGGCACTGCTCAACACCAAGGAGGGCTGCACCCCGTGATATTTGAATTAGAACTCGGCCAGCTGGTTGGCTACGCCACCGGACTGCTGGGCCTGTTTGCCACCGTGGTCACCGGCCTGGTCAAGCTGCTGCTCAACCAGTTCGAGAAGCGCCTGGGCGAGCGCTTCGCGTCCCAGGACTTGGCACGCCAGACCGCGACCCGGCACTGGGAAGAGAACTTCGCCAAGGTGCTCGAGCGCCAGGACAAAGACGCCGATGCGGTGCAGCANCTGGAGCGCACCTTCCTGCGCTTCCAGGCCGAGCTNCCCCTGCAGTACGTGCGCCGCGAGGACTTTGTGCGCAACCAGACCATCATCGAAGCCAAGATCGATGCCGTTTTCTCCAAGCTCGAAGTCATCCAGATAAATGGAGCACGTAAACATGATTGATACCGCCAAGATCCGCCGCGAGTCGATGCGCTGGTACATCCTGCTGACCCTCAACAACGCCCGNCCGGTCGACCCGCACGAAGTCCTGGTGCTGTCCACCATCCAGGGCATCTATCCCGATGCGACCCAGCTCGAGGTGCGCCGCGAGCTGGACTACCTGAAGGACCGCAGCCTGGTCACCCTCGACAAGCAACCCGGCGGCGTATGGATTGCCGGCCTGACCCACTACGGCGTGGATATCGCCGAGTACACCATCCCCTGCAATCCCGGCATTGCCCGCCCCATGCGGAGTTTTTGACATGCCGCCGCGCAGCAAGGTCGAGCAATTACCTGCCGAGATCAAGGCGTGGCTGGATCAAGCCCTGGTCGAGAACAACTTCAGCCGCTATGAGACGTTGTCTGCTGCACTGGCCGAGCGCGGTCACAGCATCGGCAAATCCGCCTTACACAGCTACGGCCAAGGCTTCGAGGATCGCCTGTCGGCCTTGAAGATGGCTAGCGAGCAGGCCCGCGCCGTGGTCGCCGCCGCCCCCGATGAGGAAGGCGCCGTCAACGAAGCATTGATGCGCCTGGTGCAGGAACACCTGTTCAAGCTGCTGATGAGCGAGGGCGGCCAGTTCGACCTGCCCAAGGTGGCCAAGGCCGTGGCCGAGCTGGGCCGCGCCTCGATCAATCAGAAAAAGTGGATGGCCGAGCATCGCCAGACCATCCGCGCGGAGTACGCCGCCGAGGCGGCCAAGGCCGTCAGCGAAGAGCTGCGCGGCCAGGACGGCATGAGCGAGCAGCTCGAAACCCGCATTCGCGGCATCCTGCTGGGCAAGGCCTGACATGGCCGTGCGCGCAACCACCGACAACCTGGGCAAGGGCCTCAAGGCCACCAGCGCACCGCGCAAGATCGACCTGCAGGAGGAGATGGCGCTGCATGGCGTCGATGTGCCTCAAGAGATGATCGACGCGCAGCCTGCCAATGAGCCGGTATTCCTCGGCTACCAGCAGCGCTGGTTCGAGGATGAGTCGCCGATCATGATCGCCGAGAAGTCGCGGCGCACCGGCCTGACCTGGGCCGAGGCCGGGCGCAACGTGATGAATGCCGCCAAGCCGCGCCGTCGCGGTGGCTGCAACACCTTCTATGTGGGCAGCAAGCAAGAGATGGCGCTGGAGTACATCGCCGCCTGCGCGCTGTTCGCCAAGGCGTTCAACGAACTGGCCGAGGCCGACGTCTACGAGCAAACCTTCTGGGACGAAGGCCGGAAGGAAGAGATCCTCGCCTACATGATCCGCTTCCCCAAGACGGGGCGAAAAATCCAGGCGCTCAGCTCGCGGCCGAGCAACCTGCGCGGCCTGCAGGGTGACGTGGTGATCGATGAGGCGGCCTTCCATGAATCCCTGGAAGAGCTGCTCAAGGCCGCCCTGGCCCTGACCATGTGGGGCAACAAGGTCCGCCTGATCAGCACCCACAACGGCGTGGACAACGCCTTCAACACCTACATCCAGGACGCCAAGGAAGGCCGCAAGGACTACAGCATCCACCGCATCACCCTCGACAGTGCGATCAGCGAGGGCTTGTACAAGCGGATCTGCTACGTCACCGGCCAGACCTGGTCGCCCGAGGCAGAGCAGGCCTGGCGCGCGGGGCTGTACAAGAACGCCCCGAACATCGAAAGCGCCGATGAGGAATACGGCTGCGTGCCGAAGAAGAGCGGCGGCAACTACCTGAGCCGCGTGCTGATCGAGCAGGCGATGGTCGCCGACCACTCCATCCGCATCTGCCGCTATGAGGCGCCGGAAGGCTTCGAGGGCTGGCCCCAGTCGCAACGTGAAGCCGAGATCCAGGCCTGGTGCGAAGAGAACCTGGCGCCGGAACTGGCCAGGCTGAGCGACCAGAACCGCCACAGCTTCGGCGAGGACTTCGCGCGCAAGGGCGACCTCAGCGTCTTCACCCCCCTGGCGATATCGCCCACCCTGCGCAAGCGGGTGCCGTTCCAGGTCGAACTGCGCAACCTGACCTACGAGCAGCAGCGCCAGGTGATGTTCTTTATCNGCGATCGCCTGCCGCGTCTCAGCGGCCTGGCCTTCGACGCCACCGGCAACGGCGGCTACCTGGCCGAGCAGGCCGCGCTGCGTTATGGCGCGGGCCTGGTCGACCAGGTGCAGCTCAGCCTGGCCTGGTATGCGCTGTGGATGCCCAAGCTCAAGGGTGAGTTCGAGGCGTTCAACCTGGAGCTGCCGCGTCACCAGACCGTGCTCGATGACTTGCTGTCGATCAAGGTCGAGAAAGGCATCCCGGTGATCGACAAGGGCCGGCAGAAAGACCTGGACTCGCAGGGCGGCAAGGGCAAGCGCCACGGCGACAGCGCCGTATCCCTGGCCATGGCCGTGCGTGCCAGCTGGATCCAAGGCGGCGAAATCGCCTACACCGCAGCCCCCACCCGCGCCGACCGCTGGGCCGATACCGACCGCGACGACCAGCCAGGCGGCTGGACCGGCGCCTGGTAGACCCGTACTAAGGAAAACACCCCATGGCAATCGTAGACATTCACGGCCGGGCCTTTCAGCAGCAGACCCTGCGCGAGCAACAGACCGCACGCCTGGGCCAGTTGCACGAAGAGTTCGCCGGCCACCCCTCCAGCGGCCTGACCCCGCCAAGCCTGGCGGCCATCCTCAGGGCCGCCGAGCAGGGCGACATCCAGGCGCAGTGCGAACTGTTCCAGGACATGGAAGAGAAAGACGCCCATCTGCTGGCCGAGATCGGCAAGCGCCGTCGCGCGCTGACCACGGTGGACTGGGCGGTGGTGCCGCCACGCAACCCCAGCGCCGCCGAGCAGGCCGAGGCCGACTGGCTGAATGAAGTGCTGCAGGATCTGCCGGACTTCGAGGATCTGCTGTTCGACCTGCTCGATGCTATCGGCAAGGGCTTTGCTTGTGTCGAGCTGGACTGGGCCCGGTACGGCCGCGAGTGGTTGCCCAAGGCCTTCAACTACCGCGAGTCCTCCTGGTTCCAGCTCGATCGCGCCACCCGCACCGAACTGCGCCTGCGCGACGGCAGCTTCGACGGCGAGGCGCTGCAGCCGTTCGGCTGGATGGTGCACGAGCACAAGGCCAAGTCCGGCTATGTCGCGCGCGGTGGTCTGTACCGGGTGCTGGCCTGGCCGTACCTGTTCAAGAACTACGCGGTGCGCGACCTGGCCGAGTTCCTCGAGATCTACGGCCTGCCGTTGCGCCTGGGCAGATACCCCAGCGGCGCCTCGCCCGATGAGAAGGCCACCCTGC